AATATAAGGTTCTAATCTACTATCGACCACTTTATTTAAAAAATTACATACTTGGTCATTTGTTTTGCCTTCACAAGTTTGAGAAACTAATTTATCTAATGTAACGTAAATACTATCTGTATCAGAAGCAACAATAAAATCCATTTTATCGTGTGTTTTTAATATCTTGTTTAAATATTCGTTAACTTTCTTTTCAATAAAACGAATAATAAACTGACCAGCTGTTGTGATAGCACTTGCCTGTCTTACATCATAATATCTAAAGTATTGGTTACCTACTGCACCATAAGCTGAGTTCAATGCAATCTTTCTTGCCCATTGAATATTATGACACCTTGCAATCTCCCTTACAAGTTTAGGGTCTTTTGTTTTTTCATATTCTTTCTTTGCCTTTAACATACGTTTCTTATAAATGACACGTTCATTGTACATTGTTTCCATCATTTCAGGTAAGAAACCTTGACTATCGTTTTTAAATTTTGCACCGTTTGGTGTTAGACAAGCGCCCTCTGTTTTTAAATAAGATAATGGTGTGGTTTGTGCTAACATTTTATTAACTGATACACCATTACCTGATTCGCCAATAATTTTTTCAGGCGAAATATTATATTGAATAATAATATGTGGATATAGTGAATTAATATCAAATGAAACTACCCATTTATGTTGGCCAAGTTGTGGTTCTTTTACATAAGCACCTTCATATTTTGTTTCTTTACTATGTTCTTCTCTTGGTGGAATACATATATTTTTTCTCATCAAATGGTTAGCAATCAATGTGTCCCAAACTCGCACTTGTGAAAATATATCACCATAGTTTACCTTACTTTCATAAGCAACAGTTAATGACAAGTCAATCAAACCAAGTTTATCTTCTAAAGCGTCAACAAGTTCAACGTCTTGTATATTGTAATCAATAAATTTTTGAAAGTCTTTCTCGTAAAATTCTTTAAATGTTGAGTATGGATTTTCATTCTTGTTTTGACCAAGTTCTACTTCACCAATATGATCTAATTTATAACTCTCTTGTCTTTGTGGTATAAACCATTGATACAGGTCTAAGTAATCTAAGTTTGTAATACCTTTTACCTCATAGACAGTTTTAGGTCTGCCTCTTACGTGTATTTCTTCTCTCTGTACTAAATTCCAAGGAGAAAAACGATTAACAACTTTATCGCCTGCAATTAATCTAATTCTGTTTAACAAATAAGGTAAGTCGAAAAATTTAGTATTCCAACCTGTGATGATGTCTGGATGATTTTTAATCCAAAACTTCATAAACTCAAACATTAATTGTTTTTCATTTTTACATTTTACATAAGTTATATCTGTTCTATCAGTATGATAATCACCAACACCCCAAGTTAGTATCTGTTTGTTTGATTGATTTTTAACTGTGATACAAAGTAGTTCTTCTAAAGGATTTTCCACATCAGGAAAACCATTTTCACAAGTTGTTTCAATATCAAGTGAAAATATTTTAATATGATCTTTTGACCATTGTATATCTTCAGGATATTCAGTACCGATATATTGATAGTGATAACGTTCTAAACCAAAAATAGGAGAATTAGCTGTTGCCACATCTCTTTTAAATTTACGAGCTGCGTTTATATCTTTAAATTCTATAGGTTTTAAAAACTGACCTTGTAATGTTTTATATTGTGAATGTTCTTGTGTCAAAGCATACAAAGTAGGACCAAAGTCTATCTTATCTTTATATTCTTTTCCGTTAAGTATACCTCTGACTAAAAGTTTACCTCTGTGTTCTATTACATTTTTATAAAAGTTCATTATCTAATAAATTTACTATCAATCCGTCGTGTTCAGGTTTTAAAACAATTTGACAAGACAACCTGCTAATATTTTCTTTATAATTTTGTTCATATTCTAACAAGTTAATCTCAGGTGTATTATAGTCTATTTTGCCTAATTTGTCAAGCCATTGTGGAGAAATATGCACGTGGCAAGTACCACAGGCACAACATCCACCACAGGTAGCTGGTATTTCTTCTATCGGTGTAGGCGAATAGAACTTAGCCGCTTCCATAAGAGTGGTATTTTCAGGTACCTCAACTCTTATTTTGGATCCGTTTCTTACAAAATAAACAGTTACCATTAACCAGGTAAATTTGTTTCGGTTATAAGTCCTTTATTTGGTGTGAGTATCTTACTAGTATTTGCCTCGTAAGATTTTTTGATTTCGTCTTTGGGGTCTGTCATAAAAACCACTTTGTCGTTAGCAACATCAACTTTGTCGCCCTTACCAAAAGCATTATATAAACTCATCATCAATTGAACTGGTTGACCAGGTCCTGATTGTTGAGGAATAATTACAAAAGGTTTTTCTAAGGTTACATAGTCTGCACCTCTATCAACTTTGGCAATTACGTCTTCACCAGTTGCCATTCTTATCACTTTCACTTCACTCATATTTTCTCCTTAATCTATACTATATTTAGTTGTTATCACATATTTTCTTTGAGGATTAACCATAACATTTAATCTATTCATAAATGCACGGTCAAGTAAGATAAGAGTTCTCTCATCTCTATCATCCAAAGTAAATTCTACATCTTTATAAAGACCACCGGCAAACTCTACATCAAGTTTGACCACATATCTGGTCTCATCATAATCTCTTAAACCACCTACAGAGATTTCTTCTTTACGTATAATCTTAGAAGTTATGGTTTTACCTAAAAGTGTCCAAGTAATATTATCACCCTTCACTGAAAATTTATCAGTGTGAATGACAGGCATACCAGAATTACCGGTATCAAATTTGGCAATAATTTTACCAAAAGGTTTTACTGTTAACACTTCTTTATAACCACATTCAGTAGGTATTGTAAATCTATTTTCTTTATTTGCAAAGTGTGTAATCACATCTTTTGCAATATTCATATTAGTAGCGTCTTCAATACCCTCAGTACCAGGAGAAGAGTTGACCTCTAACATAAAAGGTGGTTCTTTTTCTCTATTCTTACTTGGTATGAAGTCTACCGCTGACCAAAATCCACCCACTGCTTTTGCAGCTTTTAAACTTTCTTCTATTTCTAATTCTGTTAATTTTATTTTTTCTGGTTTTGAACCTTGTGATACGTTTGATCGGAAATCTCCTTCTATAACTGGTCTTTTCATAGCGGCTAAAACTTTACCACCTAAGACGTGTACTCGAACATCATAGTCGGTTTTAATATATTCTTGTACTAATAAATCAGCATCCTCATCTTGTTTATGTATCAATTGTACTATAGAATCCAATCCTTTTTCAGTGTCCACAAACAATACTCCAACACCTTTACTACCACGTAAAGTTTTCATAATCATTGGAAATTTAATACCTGAATTATTTACAGCTTCAACTGAATTATCTGGATCGTTTAATAAGATTGTTTTAGGTTGTGTTAATCCGTAATCTGCAAGTCTTAATGAAGTTCTATACTTGTCTGCACAAATGTTTATGCAAGTTCTTCCATTAATAACTGCAACATTAGCTCTCTCTAAAATAGAAACAAAATCCATCCAACTATCTTTACGTGTAATACTACCACGTATAATAGCAACAGTATCTTTATCTATTTCAAAACCTTTTTTATCATCTTTGTTATGAAATTTACGTATGCCGTCTTCATAAGTCGTATAACCACCTGTCAATTTAAAAAGATAATGTGGATAATTTAACTTATCACATTCTTCTTTTAATCTATCAGCAGTGTGAAAGGTTTTTGCTTCTTCCGGTTCGTCTGTAATAATTAACAGACGTAAGAAATTCTTACCTTCTTTTGCTTCTGTTATAAACTGTTTAAACTTCGGTACTTGCATATTCACCACTAGAATTTTCGTCTTCCGAATTAGATTTTTTACCTATATTATATTTTGCTAATAACTTCCAATCTTTCTTTTCTTTAAAGGGTAATACTTTAATTTGACTTAATGGTGCTTTGTTTTCTGATTTCTGTTTATCTGTAATATCAATTAAATTCCAGTCTTGTAATAACAATGCAATTGTATTTCTTCTTTGCACATCATTTTCAGATAAAGTAGCATTCTTTCCGTCTAAAGCAAATAATTCTTTAAAGTGAACTATGTAATATTTACCTTGTTTGTGTAATATATGACACGATTGAAATAAGGTTTTATCTTTTCGGGAAGCAACACCAATTCTAGTAAGTGTTTCTCTTACTTTTAGGAAGTCATCAGGTTGTTTAAGTGTTACCTCTAACATATCCTGGATTGACCATTTAATATCCTCGCTCATTTTTTTCTCCCACCTTTACTTAACTTATCTTTTATATCTTCAATATGTTCCTTGGATAGTATTGTTAGAGCTTCTTTTGCTTTTTCATTACTATAACCATAATACTCTTTCACATATTCTAAGTTTTTCAATTTGGCTTGTGATAACCACTTGCCACCAAATCGCTTCTTTTTTCTTATACTATTTAGTAAAAAGTGAAATTGTACCTTTTTAGGCAAGAAGTGGAGACCATTCATTTCATTGGCTGGCATCAAAGTATCCCAAAACATTGATAAACATCTGTTTATGATGTATGGTGGATACTTCTTCTCCCAAGTAGGATCATCCGTATCTAACAGATTTTCTTTACTTTCATTAATTGCTTTTAGGTAATCTTTTAACTCGTACATTAATTTAATCCGTTTTTGCCTTTATTTGCAAATCTTAAAAATTCTTCTTTGTCATCAAAATTGTGAACACTATCTTTTGTAGCCTGCAATTCCTCTCTTGCTATTTTTTGTAACATAGCAAACAATTCATCAGGACTTTTTACTGCTTTCTCTTCAAATGACGCACAAAATTTAGCTATGTGTGGAATTATAGCTGGCCATAATGTCTTAATATCATTTTGAAAATCTTGTAACTGTTCTTTTTGAAAATCAGCTTTAGACTTACCTTCTTTTTTTAGAGTATCTTCCACATCTAGTGGTAAATGATCCATATTGATGTTAAATAACTCTTCTTGTATTTTTACTAATAAACTATCTACTGTATTATAACTTAATTTCATATTTTTCCTATACTGTTAATGCTGACGCTTTTAATTTACTTATGTTTCCTTTAATGAAAGTATTAAATGATAAACTAATTCTGACATCATTAGATTTATTTTTATCCACTTGATGTTGTAATGTTGAAGGAAATAATAATAAATCACCGTTTATTACTGGCAGTGACCAACTATCACTGTTTAAATAATTATACTCTTTAGGTTCTATCTCAAACATTCCCTTTACAGTTTTAACAAAGACAAGACCATCATTGGGTATTGTGTTATAATAAAAAACACCACTAATAAAACTATTTGGATGGTAATGTAAATGATGATGTTGACCTGGATATGTATAATTAATCCAAGATTCTGTTATATAAACATCTAACTCAGCAGTAGGATTATAAGCATTTCTAACATAATCATTTATACTTTTATTAAAAAATTGTTTTAAATTTGATAAACTATTACTATTACCTAATACATTATGATCTGGTGTAATTTTATTACCAGTGTTTTCTGTACTTGTTTTTTCGTAAGAATCAAATGTAAACTTTTCATTAGCATCAAACTCTCTATTATAATTTGTTTTAAAAACAGAGGTTGGAAATATTGTAATCAATTGACTCATTTTATTTTCCCTTCATACTTTTTAAAAAACTTTTTATGTTTTTTGCCTAGTTTTCTTTTCCAAAATTTATCCGTATTCAAAATATGGTCAGCTTCTCTTTCTAATTCATAGGCACCTCTTTCTTGTACCTTTGTTCTCATATTAACCTTATTCCAATTAAATTTCTGTGCCATATTACTTGAATTTACAACCAGCCATTATCTCTGTTAAACACGCAACCATATTAATTTCTTGGTCGGCAACAAAAGCTGATTTATATTGATAACCTGCAATGATTAAAACTGCTTGAGGTATTGATTTAGGTTCTAAAAATTGATATAAAGTATCATAGATATTGGTAAATAATGCCTGAGGTTCTTTATCTATATTCTGAACAACCCATTTTCTCATCTCATTAAAGTTTTTCTCCTTTAATGTTTTCATAAGACCTTTACTATTTGCCTCAGATAAACTAAACAAGATACCACTGTCGATTTTACCTCTAACAGAATATCTTTGAAGTTCATTAATAGTTCTTCGAAAATCTGGATAATGTTTTTGAATTAACTCAGCTAAGACTTTTTTATCAAATTCAATATTCTCATCTTTAAGAACATTTGATAATCTTTCAAGTAAAGCTGTGGCCGTTTTGACCTTTTGACCATTCTTAATAGAAAAATCAATAACGGTACATCTACTATGTAAAGCAGGTATAATTTTATTCTTGTAATTACAAGTAAATATAAATCTACAATTGTTGTAAAATGTTTCAATAAAATTACGCAAAGCAG